TTTTCAATGTACATTTAAGATTTCACTGTGAAACTCTGCCCACATCCACAGCGTTGATCTTCGTTGGGATTTAGAAATTCAAATCCCTCATTGAGGTTTTTTTTGACATAATTAACAGTGAGACCTTTAAGATGAACTTGATCTCGTTGATCTATGTAAACTATTAAATCATCAAACTCAAATTGGTCAAGGCCTGAATGTGTAGAGTCAACATATTCTAACACATAAGCTAACCCACTGCAACCGGTGGTTTTGACTCCAATTCTGATTCCCAGGCCCTGGCCTCTTTGTTTAATTTTGTCTTTTATTTTTTCCTTAGCGTCCGGTGTTAAATGAATCATAATAAATTTTTTTTCTTTTTATAATCTTCTATCGCAGCCCGGATCGCGTCTTCAGCAAGAATCGAGCAATGTATTTTAACTGGGGGGAGTGCAAGATGTTCGGCGATTTCACTATTCTTAATAGATCCCGCCTCGTCCAGCGTCTTACCCTTGACCCACTCCGTAACGAGTGATGAACTTGCGATCGCCGAGCCACAGCCATAAGTCTTGAACTTTGCATCTTGAATAATGCCATTTTCGTCCACCTTGATTTGTAGTTTCATTACATCACCACAGGCCGGGGCTCCTACTAAACCAGTACCTACTGTGGGATCATCTTTATTAAATGATCCCACATTTCTAGGATTTTCGTAATGGTCTAATATTTTTGGTCCGTAAGACATATTACATCACTATCTTTCTTGAATTTTTTACTTCAGTTACTTCTTTTCTAACATCCTTGGACAATTTAGCTAATTCCTGTAAATGCTTTCTTACACGAGTACCAGCGGCATTAACTTTCTTGTCATAGAATTTGGTAAAATCTGCTTCCATTGCCTCGACTATTGATTTAAACTGACTGTATTTGTTATCCACTTAAATTCTCCTTTGTAATTATTTATTGTAAATAAAAGTATGATTACAATAACAGAAAATGCACAACAAAAAATAATCAGCTTGTTACAAGAAGAAACGGAACCTATGCATCTAAGAACTTTTGTTCAGGGAGGAGGGTGCAGCGGTTTTCAATATGGATTTACTTTTGATCAAGAAATAGAACAAGATGATTTTGTAGTAGAATTGGGACAATATAAGTTATTAGTAGATGCTATGAGTATGACTTATTTGTCAGAGTGCACCATAGATTTTGTAGAAAACTTAGAAGGTGCAAATTTTGTAATAAAAAATCCCGCAGCAACATCAACCTGTGGCTGCGGGAATAGTTTCAGTATTTGATCATTCTGTCTTTTCTGTAATGGCCTCGACGATATGATGTCCTTCTTTTTTCCATATTGTCCATGCACCATAAGCTATAGCTACATAAGCAGCCACTTCGGCCAATGGGCCTAATACTATAAAACAGATACCAGCTGCAATAAGCATACTGCCATCCCAACTGGTTCTTTCTTTAGCGCGGTCAATGACCCACTGCTTTACAAAATTCAACATTGCCATAATATTTCTCCTATTTTGTTTTTTTTCTAGCGGATCTTTTAGCCATAGCATTAATACTTTTTGGCTTTGGAGGTTGTTTACCCTTTAGTATTTGACTAACTCGTCGTGGACTGGGCATTTTTATCCTTAAGATCGTTTAAATGCAGCTCTTTTGGCTGCTTGAGATACAATTTTCTCTGCCTTAGGCACAGACATTGTATTAGTTGGGGCATCACTGCCTTTAAAATATACTTTTTGTTCCTTCATGTCAATGGATTCGATATAATTGCTCAATGGAGGTTGCTTAGACAATTCTGATAATTGGTCGGGCGTTAATGTGCTGCCTGACATATCCTGAGCTAATTCAATAAAAGTTTTCAAGCTAGCTACCTTAGGTGCAGCAGCATCTTGACTTTGTCCCACATACCATTCACTGAGGCCTACTAGTTTAGGTATGACCGAATCTGCCCCGGCAACTTCGTCAATTCTCATCTACGCTCTCTACCCAGATTTGGGCCGCCTTCGGGCTCTGCAGCAGGTTCAACTTCTTGATCTATATTGATGTCAGTGACTTCTTGGTCCATCGGCACTGGCATTTCTCCGTCTGCACCGGGCATAGGTACCGGGCTAACAGCAGCAACATTACCGGTTACAACACCCACTGCAGTTTCTAATTGCTGTTTACTGACTTCGAGATTTTTAATTAGACTATCTAATGCTGCTGTGGCGTCACGGCTGAATTGTTGACTTTTGTCCATTCCTAATTCAGGAGTGTTTTTCATTGTTTCTACTAGCGCAGGTAAATCTTTGAATTTCAGTGAACTTACATCTTCTATCATGCCTTGAACCTGATCTACCATGTCTTGAGCAGCTAAAATTGCTTGTGCTTGCTGCACTTCCCCTTCGTTGATCACTGTTTTATTATTTTCAGCTAGTTCTGCAATATGTTGATGTAGTCCTTGCTGTAGCATAAGCAGTTTGAGATAAGCGGGATTTTGCTCGCTGTGGTAAAAATCCGGTCGTGTTTGATATTGCTCTAATAGACCATTAACGCGATTGAGAAAATCATGTGCTTGATCCTCGTTAAGATTATCCATGGCTAATTTCTGTTGAAAATGATTTTCAAACACAGTTTTGACCTGAGTTGTTTTTTTGTTATCTGATAAATCAGTGATCTTCATGATAGAATCCTTTTTGCTGTAAGTATTTAGCCTGATCAATCATTTTTTTCAACTGAATATGATTGTATTTTAGCTTTTCTATCTTAGTTGACAGTTTCGTTAAAAGTAAATTTTCTCTGCGTTTATTTGAACGCGATACTAATTTTTTGTTAGTTTCAATGTCATCAATGAGTCTTCTATGGTTTTCGTCGAAATGTCTTATATTTTTACTGAGTTCTATTTTGTTAAATTTGTCTGCAATGCACCAGGCCAGAGCAGCATTAGTAGCACTGAACTCTGCGACAAAATCTTTTCTCTTATATACTGTAATCAAATTATTGTACTCTTTAGAAATTAAATATTGTCCGAAGACATAATAATCATTGCCTTTTTTGACAATTAAATCTCTATCGATTTTGTTTTTTTCTTGTTGAAAAAAATTTATAAATGTGTCTATCATTTTATTACATATACACCAATTAAATAACCCACAGCAGCGACCAATACTGCAATTAATGCTCCTCCCCACTGAATAATTTGATCGTTTCTTTTATAACTCAAATCAATTACAGCGCCATGAACTTCTTTTATTAGAGTTTCTAAACTGGAAATTTTTTCGTCAACCTCGGCTAATTTATGTTCAAGAAATCTATATCGTTCGGCACATAACTCAACATGTGCTTCTAGACTTTTTTTCTCAATATCAGTTGTGTCGGCCATAAGTGTATAAATCCAAATTTAATTTATTTATTCGATTTTCTCTAATTTGAAGTCAATATTCAGGCCTGGTTCTAGAGTAGATTGCTCAATATTTTGTTCATCTAAGCCAACGATCATTGGTATTCCTGCAGCATGTTTTTTCAAAAGTCCCAAACAGTCCTGATCTAGATCAAAAATTGATTCGTATTCACTGTCGAAAGTCCACGACCAACAGTTATGTTCTTTTTTAGGCACAGTGAGATTCAAGGGTTGAGTGAATAAACTTATTAACTGCACTATAGATTCATAATTCCGTTGTTGATTACGAGATTTTGTCCAAGTCGATTCGTCACTGACGATATTACCTGACTTGTCCTTAAAGGGTATCTTCCCTGGTCTATAATGTCCTGTCACTCCAGTTACGGTACAATCAAATTGAGTTGTAATTCTTATACGCATGGCCTGTTATTTAAGGCCAAAAAAAAGCCCTGGAAAAAACCAGGGCTAAGGTCCAATCTCTGTTGGACTACTAGATTAGGTTGTCAGTTTGAAACCTGCATTGGTGCAACTATTTAACTGGTTCACACCTGCCACTACTGCAACGTTTCCAGCCTCTAAAATTTGTGCTGTAGTATACCCAGTTGGATACAGAGCAACACTTAATGCTGTTGTATCGACTTGGTAAATTGCCACTGTGCCTAACTGTTGAATGCCACGGATGACGTTGCCAACAAACTCATTGACACCGGTTTGTGTGGCCATGGTATTGGCTGCAACTAAACGGAAAAAGTCTAGTTTTGGACCTTGTGGTTGTGTTGGTGTTGCAGAAGGATAAGATGTGGTTGGATCAACTGGACCATTCTGTGTGTCTAAATTAAATACTGGTTGTGAATCACCATTAACGATTGTTACGATTGCCATTTGAGCTCTCCTAAATTGTTGAGTTGTAACACTCTAAATGTATTTACCATTTTGGAAGAAATTCTGGGTTTAGAGTTGGCTTTTTGACAAGTTACCAATTAGATGATATAAATCACTGTTAAGCTGGCGCTCACGCATCAACATTAATAATTGCTTAATAATTTCTGCTCGTTGATCCAGTGTTTGTCTAGACCATTCACCGATTTCTCTACGAAGATTGGCCTGTCTTGGTCCTATTCTATGATATTGCCGCTGAATGATCATCATCATATTGTTGTAGTCATTGCGGTCAAGACGACCGTCACTGATACTTCTAATATTTCGTTTAATATGATATATTGGCAATATAATATCTATATTAGGGTCTATTTTGTCTCGGTATTCGCGGTTATTGACAACAAAATTCAATAGATTATAAAGATCTTTTTGTGTAGTTCTAAAACCATTGAACTGCAAATTATTTGCTATGCTACTGGTATAATTTTTTGCTGCCCTGGGATCTACTAAAGCAAGAACTTGTAATGCTAACAAATGTTCAAATAGCCTTTCCATGAGATCATTAAGATTAAACTGCTCAACATCCTGAAGCTGTCTAATCATTCGACTTTCTACAAGTTCTTGAATGAATTTCATTTTGCGGGATTATTTCTTGCACGGTTCAGAGCAGCAAATGCCTTAGGACTGAATCTTCCTACTGCCTTGGCATAGCCAGCAGGTGTGGCCATTACCCACCCTTCCTGCCCGGGATGAGCACGATCACCTTGTTGCTGTATGTCAACTTTGAGATCATGCAACAAGCTAAATGCTTCAAATGCCGCTGCTAAACCATTGACATTAGTTCTATTACTTTTTAAATAATTTATAATGTTGGCAAATTTATTTGGTGTTACATTAGCAGATAACCACTGCAAAAATTCTGTTGCCAAAGTATTTCTATCTAACTCCTGTCCTACTTTGGTATTGACAAAATCTACCGCTAATCTTGCTAAATCAGTGATCTTATTTGATCTCAACTCAACAGGATTTAATAAAGTATTGATAGCGGCGCCATCTTTTGTAATGATCTTTTGCAGTTGTTTTATCAGTTTTTGTTCGGGCACTAATGTGTCGAGACTGACTGGTTTTTCCAGCAACAACCCAGATACAGGACGAAAATTTACATTTGGTAAAGGTTGTCTTGGTTGTCCTTGGTCACTGTAAAATGAATGAACTGCCAGGCCTATATTACTATTACCTATTCGCTGCCCCAATGGGCTTGTGACAGGTATTCTGTATTTGACTTCGTTAGGTTGAAATTCATATGCACCATTGATTTCGGGTGGTGTATCCCAATACAGCAAATCACCCTTGACATATCCACGAAAATCATCTGGCAATGCAGCCTTTAAAACAGGAAATAATTTGCTGTAAATAGCAATAAGATTTTCTCTGCCGGTACCACGCGCATTTTGTATCTGTGCCATCATAGCAGGGCTTGTGGCTAGACCATCATAGCCTTTGGCATCAAAACCCGACCCATCAGTTAAGACAAATTCTCCTGTGTCGGGTTTTCTTCCGAATATCACTGCAGGTTTACCGTCCCATTTAACTGTAATAGTTTCTTTAGGAGTATCAGCAGTTTGCCGAACAATATCCAAGGCCTGTTGAATGCCGGCTGTGCCTTTTCTAAACACATAATCTTCAAGATGTTCGATACCTTTGGCACGACCGCCCACTGGTGCTGGTTCTAGTGTTTCTTCTACTAGAGCTGTCATACCTTTATTGACTATTCTGTCACGCAATCTAGCAAGAAAATGCACTTCATTTTCTTGCATTATCCCTGGTTCTGACAGTCCATCTCTGGCTAGATATTCTCTGAAATCAGCTAATTTTTTATCTCTTGAAGGATCTCTAGTTAAAGCTGCATAGATCTTTTCTACAGTTTTAAAATCTTCAGCAGAGGCATTGGGATTTAATAACACTTTCGCGGCATCATTGGGGTTCATTGTTAAGACTTGATCAGTTGATCTATCAATTATACCCTTACTGCTGGCTTTCATGTTAAGAGATTTAGCTATGCTGCTCATTAAGATATTTCTATAAAGGCCTTTATAGTTACTGTCTCTGCCGCCGCTTAGCCAAAAAATTCCCCAAGGCACATTGTCCAGAAACATAAAATCAGTCTGTACAAAACCATTCTCTGCATTGCCTTGAATAGGTGTAAGAAAATGCACGGCCTCCCCGGACAGTCTGACCCAATTTTTGGGATCTTGTCCCTGTGATTTTATCCAGTTATCTAATTTTGTTTTAAGTTCAGGTTTGCTTATTTGTTTTGAATCCACTGCTAAGTCTAGATCCCCCGAATCCGCTTTACGCCCTGTACTGCCCAACCATCTGGAAGGTAGTTTATCAGAGTCCAGATCCTTGGTAAAATTTAACCCTGTCAGAGCTTCGAGCCAGTTTATAGTCGGGGCAATTTCTTTTTGCAAAATTCTTCTTGACAGAGCCTGGCCTTGTTTGTCTTTAAAGACATTACCACCTTCTATTAATTTCATATTATTGAAAATCCCAGTAATCTCAGTAATCCGTCTGTGGTTGGATTCCCTGTACTACGAACATTTTGTCCTTGTTGGTTGATATTGGCCAGGACAGTTTTTAATGTGCCTGTGGTACTTTGGCTAATACCTTGATTTGCTAACAATTGCTGTATTAATTGTGCATACTGTTGGCTTGTCGCAGGTTGAGCCTGAGCAGCCGCCTGTTGTTGCTGCTGTTGCCTTTGTACATCCTGTTGAGCTAATGTTATCAAAGTAATAAGTTGCAGCCATAGTGTTTTTTCTTGGCTTTGACTAATAGCCTCATTGATATTTTCGGGTATTAAACCTGACAGTCTTTGTGCAATTTGTTGATATTGCGGTGTGCCTGGCTGTATAGTTTGTCCACCTATTGAAATGGGTTGACTATTCCTAACGGCATTTACAGCTGGATTCTGCTGTGGTCTTTGTTGTGTTTGTTGTTGTGGTGTTGTTTGCTGTTGTGTTTGTGCAGGGGGTTGTTGCACAGTTCCACTGAGTTGGTTCATGACAGTATTAATTTGCCCGGCATTTGTGGAATTAGGAAGATAAAGCCCCCTAGATAGATTAGCATTGACCCACGCTTCAAGGTCTTTACGATATCTGCCATCACTGCGATTTCTAAAAGCAGGAAGATCTTTAGGATCTAAATTTTGCTCAACTCTATAGATATAATTTTTCCAAGCATTGTATGTCCTATCTGCTAGATCCTTGATTTTTTTATCGGCTTTTACAGCAGCGATTCTCGATGACAGACTTGTCCCCGGTGCACCCTGTGTTGTTGCCTTTGCTGCAGCAATAGGATTCTTTATAGCAGCAGCTATATCTCTAAGTCCCTCATTTACGGGCTGTTGAGTTATTTCATGAACTTGCATCAGTTTTCCTAACAGTTCTGCTGAACCTATCAATGTCTCTAGTTCTTATGGCATTTAAAAACTTTCTGCAGAGATTTTCCGCTTGATCCGGCGGGAAACACTGGTCTATCTGTTCCATTAGATTAATTGCACTGGCTAGCACATTGTTAGCACGACTTTCAATGACTAGTTTAGCATCGTTTTGATCGCTATACAAATTATCTAATTCATCGAGTAGACTTTTTGTGCGTCTTTGCATTTTTTTCTAAATATCCTTTTTATTATTTATTGAAAAAGAAAAAAATGGATCTTGTTTATGCAGTGGGCTTGATACGATTTAATAGGTCTTTGAGTTTGGTGCTTTGTACATCAGCAGTAATTTTTTCAACTTCGGTATTGTCGTTGCTGACACGGCTCTGTGCTTTTAAGCTTTCATAAATGCTAGCACTGGGTCTCTGTGGCTCGTTTTCTGTGTCTCCGATATCATTAATACGCAGAGTTTCTATGTCGAATTCGAGGTCGATTTTCTGCCCAACCCCACTGCTACTGCGTGTTTTCATTAACTGTATTTGATATCTGCCGCGCTCGCGCATTTGTCTACTGGTAAAAATACCAAAGACATTATCTGCTGTATTGATCTTACTGATACCACCAGAAATATGACTGTGATCAAATTCAATTTCCTCAACTGCACTACGATTTAACTGCGATGCTGTGACCATTAAAATATTAAGTTCTCTGGCTAAATTACGCAATTCTTCACTGACATATTTGTCCTTAACAAATAAATCATTGGGACTGACTTTGGCACTGACTGGCATAATCAAATCCAAATAATCTACCATGATAAAATCTATTTTTTGATTGGTCTGTATTTCTAACTCTTTCAAGTATGCACGGATTTGATTGACATTGCTCTGTGCTGGCATATACTTAATTCTTAAACGACCATATTTTTTGCCAGCCATTCTGACTTTCATTTCTACATTGTCTAAATCTCGAAAAACCTCTTTGGTACTGACATTGGCCACCATGGAATCTATACGCATTGCACAAAGTTCTTCGCTGAGTTCCAGTGTTAAATAAACACCGTTAAGGCCTGCTGATATCCAATTTACAGCAATATTTTGCATGAATAAACTTTTACCACTGCCACTACCGCCGGCAAATATCTGTAGTTCGCCGCGATTCATTCCTCCGAAAAGTTTACGATCCAAGGTAGGCCAACCTGTTGTGACTTGACCATTATTGGATTTAATTTTCAATAGTCTAGCTCGTGGATCCTCAAAATAGTCTGTGCCCATGTCTTTGGTCAGACTGATCTGTACTGCATCTTTTATGAGTTTCTCTACAGGATCATATTCACCTTTTTCTAGCAAATCAGCACTTTTAAGAATGGCTCTTTCTAGTTCCTGTCTGCGTGTAAAGTTTTCAAATTCTTCTAAAAACCATTCATAATGTCCAGAATTTAATCCCTCTATGGTCTGCAACTTTATATTTGTTGCTGCAGCAATTTGCTCATAATTGGGCAATGTGTGATATTGCTGGCTGTGTTTGTGTATAAATTCAGCAGCGGGTCTAAGACTACGATCAAAGTTTTCAGCATTGTAGATGTTTTGAATTCTGACATATGATTCTGCATCTTGCAGTATCATTTCCAAAAACAATTTTTGTATGTCTATACTGTAGTCTTTTAACATGTTGTGGTGTTTAGTCTTTTAATTATTTGCTTTCTGGCCAATTGCACTTTTATTTTACTGTGCTCACTGTATTGCATAATCTGTGCCATAGTACCTAATCTGCCATATAATTTTACTGCATCATTGACATCCTTTACTGTATTAGGCCATGGTGGCATACTGATTGCCCAACCTAATTCCAGTGCTCGATCACAGACTTTTAGACCGGTGTGGTCTTGGTCTGGAACAAAAATCACAGACTTGTTAAGACTTTTGATGTATTGTGCCTGTTGTTGATTGATATCATTATGCATGATTGCCAATCCACCAATTGATAGCGCATCAAAAATTCCTTCAACTACTATGACATAATTCCAAGTGTTTTTAACAAAATCACAACCAAATACATATCCAGGCTGACTGTCTGTGATATATTTTGGCCGTCGATCATCTAGCATTCTGGCTGTCCATCCTACGATATTGTTGTTCCAAGTAAAGGGCACAATGACATTGGGTCTCCAACCATAGGCTTTCTCATCTATCACTGACAGAACTGGTATATCTTCCGGTACAGATCTTGATCTAAGATATTGCCATTGTGTTTTGTGCTCAGCAGTGATCAAACATGCACCTTCGGGTAATTCGCAATCGGTGATAAATGTTGGTGCCTGAGTTGGTAAAGATCTTTCGGAAATTATACCAAATACAGATCGATGGCGTAGACTTTCTAGATTTATTCTTTCTATCTCTTCCGAACTAACACCCAACCAAGTCAACAACATTCTAGCACGAAAACTCACTGGCCTGCCTAAGACAAAATTGGTTTTATATCCACAATTGAAACAGTGATAGACCCAATCTTGTTCAGTAAACTTTATGCCACCGCGTCCTCTGCGATCGGGTTTATGCCCGTTTTGCTGACAACAAACTGCATTGAAACTTATCCAACCTGATGCGGTGGATTTTTTTCTAGCCGGTAGATAAGAGGAGAGATCATACATTCAAAATATTTTAACACAAAATATCATGCTATTGCAAAAATTATCTAGCCACTATTTCGGTAATAAAACCCATATTGATTTCTACATATGCAGGCTCTACGCTAGTTGGTGTAGGTACATATCCATTGCCACCATCTAAAACTGTTATACCGCTGACACTGCCGTTGGACAATACTGCTTCTGCTTGGGCCCCTGCCCCGGTACCTACTATTGTGACATTAGGTACAGCAACATAACCGCTGCCGCTATTTGTCACTGTGATTGCTGTAATTACGCCATCCACTGCTGTTACATTAGCTGTGGCTTGCTGACTGTTGATATTACCGCCATACTGATTAATGGCAAGTCTAATTAAGGGATGAAAACCCTCAACATGTATGAATACTGGATCAGTTTGATTGTAAAATTCATGCATGGGCCCGACATCATACCAAAGACTTTGATAATTTTCTGCTGCTTGTGCATTGATGTTTCCAGTAAAATTATCAAACTTTAATCTAAAAGTAGTCAGTGAACTGCCATTGGTAGGCACATGACTACT